TCGCTCCTACGCCATGGACTTCGAACTCCGCACCGGAGAGACCTTCGAGGAGGGCCTGGTCGTCGCCGAGGGCTACGCCGCCCACGTCTTCTTCGACCCCAGGACCGAAGAGGTGAGGCCCCGCCCCGACTGGTTCCTCACCGCCGTCGCGAAGCTCGAAGGCCGCCCCGAAGATTCCTTCGCCCCTGAGAAAGGCTGACCGTGGAGCGCCGGAAGCTCGGAAGAGACGGCCCGGAGGTTCCGGTCGTCGGCCTCGGTACCTGGCAGGTACTGGACGTGCGCGGTCGCGAGGAACAGTCGCGCCACGAGGTCGTCCGGGTTGCACTCGAAGAAGGAGCCAACCTCTTCGACTCCTCCCCGATGTACGGCGAGGCAGAGAGGGTGCTCGGTGACGCTTTGAACAAGCACGGGCGCGAGCGGGCGATCGTCGCCACCAAGGTCTGGACCTCGAACGATAGCGCAGCGGAGCGCCAGATCGAGAACTCTTTAAGCTACTTCGGCGGCCGCGTCGAGCTCTACCAGGTCCACAATCTCGTCGCCGTCGAGAGAAGACTGGGGATGCTCCACCGCCTCAAAGATCAGGGAAAAGTCGTCTGCGTGGGTGCGACGCACTACTCGCGTGCGGCTTTCGGGGACCTCATGAGCGTGATGCGGAGCGGCCGGGTGGACTTCGTGCAGGTCCCGTACAACGCCGCCGAGACCTCCGCCATCGAGGAGGTATTGCCGCTCGCTGAGGAGCTGGGGCTCGGTGTGATCGTGGTATCACCCCAATAGCACAAACTCACCTGGCATTGAGTTCCGGGTTCTCCTCGAGGAGAACGGCACGCGGCGAGTAGAGTTGGCGAGGGGGTAGGCTCGGTTTGGTCTCTTGTCACCTGCAATACCACCCAGTACAATACGAGACGTAACGTGAATAGTCGGGCCGCTAGGCCCTTGCCCCTTACCGGACGAGACCGGGATAACGAAGCGTAGGGCGAAGGAACAACCTAGCGGAACAACCCGAGCCGCACCCGGGGACCCGCTTACCCCGATAACAAGCGTACTGCGGCAGCGAGACTGTCGGAGGTACGCTGAGTGACCCCAAGCGCACAAGCGAATGAGTTAACCGAATACCTGATGAGCCCCAAAGAGGTGCGCAAGCTCCTCGGGCTTAGCCGTACCTATATGTACCAGCTCCTGGCTACAGGAGCTATCCCCTCTGTCCGCATCGGGCGTCTCAGGAGAGTCCGCCGGACGGATGTAGATAAGTTCATTGAGGATAGGTTGGAGCGTGGCGATGGGTAGGCCACGCGTTACGCTTCGCCCGACACCACCCAACCCAGAAGACGCCCGGGCTGCCCGCGTTCGTGGGTGGTTCTATGCATTCCAATGTTGGCAGGATAAACAAAAGAACGTCGAGCCCGCCCCAGAGCCCGACGTTCGCGACGGAACCCTAGTTCAAGGAGACGATTCCGCCGATGAGCAGATTATACCCGAGCACCCCTGAATGCAGCACAGTGGTTTTCAACCCACGGAATCCAGGCACCGAGGAGCGCCTGGAGCGCGAGCAAGCCGCGGGGTGCGGTTGCGCGCATGTGGAGATACTAACCGCCGACTGCAGAGTGCTCACCATCAGGCCCGGTGGAGCCATGAGGCTCGCATCGTGACGCCCCTCATAGGGAAGCGCTTTGGCGTAGCGAGAATCTTTACCGCCGCTGAAATCGTAGCCGAGGAGCTACCGCCGGTGAAGTGGGTCGTACCAGACATCTTGCCGGAGGGCGTCACGTTCCTGGCCGGCAAGCCGAAGATGGGCAAGAGCTGGATGGGTCTTGACCTGAGCATAGCCACCGCTACCGGCGGCGTGGCGCTCGGCACGAAGCGGGTAGAGCGAGGCGAGGTGCTGTGCCTCGCCCTCGAGGATAACAAGCGGCGCATACAGAACCGGCTCACCAAGCTACTGGCGGGCCGCCCTGCTCCGGCGAGTCTCCACATAACTACCGAGTGGCCCCGGCTCGATGAGGGCGGCGCTGATTTGCTAGGCGACTGGCTGGCAATACACCCAGCGGCGCGATTGGTCATCGTGGATACCCTGGCGATGTTCAAGCCACACGCCTCGGGCAGGCGCAGCGCCTACGACGAGGACCGCGAGGCGGTTGCTCCCCTTGGTCCCATAGCCGCCGACCACGGCGTTGCCATACTGCTTGTCCACCACCTCCGGGAAACCGAGTCCGATGACCCACTCGACATGATAACCGGTAGCGTGGGTCTAACGGGTGGTGTGGACGGCGCTCTGGTCCTCAAGAGGCAGCGGGGACGGGCCGACGCCTTCCTCCACGTCGAGGGCCGAGATATTGAGAACCCGACCGAGCTCGCCCTGAAGCTCGACCCCAACGCCGCAACTTGGGCAATAGTGGGCGATGCCGAGGAGTACCGCCTGAGCGAGCAGCGCAGCGCGCTTCTGCGCGTGCTCTTGAACGCCGATGAGCCTCTTGGCCCAAAGGAGCTAGCCGAGATGACCGATGCCAAGTACGGCGCCACGCGAGAGCTGCTCTCACGCATGGCCAAGGACGGTCAGGTGAAGAACTTGGGCCGGGGCCAGTACGTCCACCCTGACAACCTACAGAACAACGCTGACAACGCTGACATCCTGACAAACGGCAGAGGCGATGTCAGCTTGTCAGGAATGTCAGGGCATTTCCGTAAGGAACCTAGCGGCGGTATCAGCGTCAACGAACAGGGAGAGGCGGAGTTTTGAACGTCGGAGATGTACTGTTCGCCATCTCTGAGGCTGGGCTCACCCTTACGGTGAGCACGACCGCGGACACCCTCAAGGTCTACCCGGCGGAGAACATCACCCCAGTGCTGGCGGCGGCCATCAAGGAACATAAGGCAGACATCATCCGCGTCATGCGCGAAGACGAGGAGATGCGCCGCACCTGTATAATTCAGTCCGAGCGGCAGGTCTTCGATCTTGCCCGCGAGTTCTTCGGTCTCGACGACAGGAAAGGGACCGCATGAGCGAAGGACAGATCGCGCGGTGTGAAGAGTTGTTGGGCATAGACGACGAGGAGCAGTCGCCACAGGCATGATAGAGGTCATTCTCGCTTTGAGCATCGTCAACACCATCCTGCAGCTCGTGGCCGTCTACCAGCGCCACCAGCAGCTAAAAGCACACTTGACCAATGGAGAGAGGTGAGGAGCGGCATGATGGCTGACGAGAGGGACTGGTTGCCCCAGGAGCTCCGCAACCGCCTAGAGGCCCAGCGCCCGGCCCTGGAGTTCGTCGTCACGACGCTGCGCCTCTCCAGGGATGCCGAGGACCTCGACTACATCGGGCACCGTCTTGTAGCCGAGGCACAGGCGAAATGGACAGAGAGATACGGTCACCGTGGTACGGAATGAGCATGGCCGAACTAGACCAGCTCCTAGAGGAAAGGACTAGAGTAATGACGAAGAGACTGAGCCGGGAGCCTAAGCCCGTTCTCGACGGTGAGGAGCACAAAGCCAACCGCCCCGACATGAAGCCGCGAGTCCCCGGCGACATCCTCTTCCACGATGCCGGTCCGACCGGCTGGGGGCGCATCCGGAGGCTGGGGGACTACAAGGGCACGAAGAGCGAAGCGAACTTCGCAGACCAGCACGGTAAGTTCTTCGACCCGGCGGTGGACGAATGAGCCGGCCGTACTGGGATAGCGACGAAGAGGACTTCGTCGCCGCGGGTCCAGACGGCAAGCCAATAGAGTTCCACTGGGAGGTAGAGCCCATCGACATGTGGGATGACATCCTCGACGATGGCCGCATCAAGTACCGCACGGTGGCAAAGGCGTACGAGGAGTACATGAGGCTGCGTGAAGAAAAGGAGAGTAACGATGAGTGAGTTTGAACCCATCACAAGCCAAGAGCAGTTCGACGAGCGCATAAAGGCTAGGCTCGCTCGCGAGCGGGAGAAGTCGGAGAAGGAGAGCGGGGTCGCCGAGCTCAGGCAGGAGATAGACGACCTCAAGCGCGTCCACTACCTCGAAAAAGTCGAACGTTCGACTAAAGCGGAGATAGCGGCCCGAGGTGTCACCGACGAGGGTAGAGTCCAGCGCATCCTCCGGCACGTGGACCTCGAGGACATCGAAGCCGGAGAGGATGGACAGCCTAGCCGAGAGCACATCCTCTCGCAGATAGACGGCGTCGCGCGGGACCTACCCGAGCTCGTGCGGCCGCGTGGTGCTGGCTCTCACGGCTCCTCTAAGCCAGTCATCGAGCAGGAGAAGCCACTCACCCGCGACGAACTGGAGGGGATGAGCGAGCAGGAGATAAACAGCCGGTGGGACCAGGTGCGGGGGTTCTTGGCCGGGGAGAGGGCATAAAAGAGGACTGGGGCGATGTAAACTCTTTTGTGGGCGGGGGTTAGGTATGGGTCCCCCGCCTTCCCCCGTCTTTTAATTCTGCCTTGTAGTGGAAGCTAAGAACCGTTATTATTCTTAGCACGTCCGACGGGACGGCATAAACACGGAATTGCGCAGTTGCGCAGAAGCCGACGGGCTCTAAACGGCCGGTCTTACGCGAGACCGTTCTAAAGCGCGGCAGTTATCCAACTGCTAGTGCAAAGGCATACCTTACATGGCAATAACGAATATGCTCCCGAGCATTTGGTCTGCTCGTATCCTGGCCAAGCTCGAGAAGGCGCTCGTCTACGCCCAGCCGGCCACAGTCCGCCGGGACTTCGAGGGCGAGATAAGAGCCGATGGCGACAGGGTCCACTTCCATAGCTTCAACGACCTGACTATCGGCACCTACACCAAGGACTCGACGACCATCTCGTATGAGAACCTGACCGACTCCAGGGTCACGCTACTCATAGACCAAAGCAAATACTTTGCGTTTCGTGTCGATGACATTAACGCGGCACAGATGCGGCCGAAGATAATTGATGCTGCAGCGGACAGAGCGGCCTACCAGCTCGCTCAGACCGCAGACGCCTACGTCGCCTCTCTGTACACCGGTGCATCGGCCTCTAACCCGGACAACATCATCGAGGTTACGCAGGCCACCGCTGCCAACGTCTACTCCAAGTTCGTAGGTCTTGCTCAGCGCATGGATGAGAACAACCTGCCTGCCGACGGACGCTACGCCGTCATCCCGCCGTGGATACTGGCGCTCTTGAGGCAAGACAACACGTTTGTTACCCAGGCGCAGCCAAGCGTGGTCTTGAATGGCCAGGTGGGGCAGATAGCGGGGATAAACCTGCTGGTCAGCAATAACGTAGTTATCACCGGTGCACCGGCCGACGACTACCACATCCAGGCCGGGGTAGCGAACGCCATAGGCTACGCCGAGCAAATTCTCAATGTCGAGGGCTTGCGGCTCGAGGGTAGCTTCGCGGATGGTGTGAGGGGCTTGCACCTCTACGGCGCCAAGGTCTTGCAGCCCGAGCTGCTCTACGACCTGGTTTTGAGCGTCGCGTAAAGTTGATAACTGTCTGGATGGCGGGAGGGCTCACATCGAAAGGTGTGGGCGGGGTTCTTGCATACCCTTCCTTCACGTCCTGTCATCTGCTTCCACGAGCCGGGGTGCGCCGCAAGCGAAGTGGCGAACGGCAAAGGGCCTTCAGGGTCCTGGGGCTTTCCTCCCTTCTCCCCAGACCGTCGCCCCGGTTCGTTTTATCAACCCCCGGGGGGTGGTGAGTATTGAAGCTGTGTAGCGAAACCACACAAGCGGGAGAGCCGTGCAAGAGGCCCGCTATAGAGCACGGAGAGTTCTGCCTAGGCCACGACCCTAAATACGCAGCCGAGCGCCGCAGGATGGCGTCTCGTGGCGGTAGAGGGCGCAAGAATACCGAGACCCGGGGCGTAAAGAAGCTCATGGACGAGCTCACGACCAAAGTGCTCGCCGGCGACCTCGGTACGCAGGAGGCCCACGCCGTCGTCGCCTTGCAGAACATCAAGCTAAGGGCCATCGAGATAGAGCGCAAGATAGACGAGGCGGACGTGCGCGGAGAGTTCGAGGAGCTGAAGCGTGAGCTTGGCATTAGCTAAGGACATCCGCAGGGTGCGAGAGATGGTGTCGACGACGCCGACGATGTCGGTCTCCTCCGACACCGTAGAGTTCGCCCGGTCCGTAGGTGTAGACCCCGATGGCTGGCAAGAGGAGGTCCTCACCAGCGACCACCCGCGCAAGATATTGTGCTGTGGTAGGCAGACGGGCAAGAGCACCGTGGGCGCCATCCTCGCAACACATAAGGCGCTCAAGACCCCGGGCTCGACTGTCCTCGTGGTAGCACCCGGAGAGCGGCAGGCTAAGCTCCTCTTCTCCAAGGCGGCCGCACTCTACCGCCAGGCTGGGTATCCGCTACCGGCCCACAGCGAGAGGCGCACCGGCTTAGAGCTCTCCAACGGGAGCATTATCGAGGCGCTGCCGGCCGTCGAGAGGACGACCAGAGGATACAGCGTGGACCTCCTGATATGCGACGAAGCCGCAGGCGTCCCGGATATGGACTATCACGGCATCCTACCGGCGCTCATCGCGACGAGAGGCGAGCAGGTGCTTCTCTCAACTCCACGTGGCAAGCGTGGTTTCTTCTTCGAGCTCTGGAACTCTAGGGAAGACTGGATGCGCGTCATGGTCCGCTCGGATGAGGTGGCCCGGATACGTCCCGAGGACCTCGAGGTTTTCAGGGCCGCGATGCCCGAAGAGTTCTTCAGGCAAGAGTTCTTCTGTGAGTTCCTGGAGACCGAAGGCTCGCTATTCAGCTATGACGATATAGAGCGAGCGCTGGCGCGTGGCGAGCATGTGCAGGCGATACAGTTTGAGGAGGATGAATGGTAGGTAGAGGGTTCTTGAAAACTGGGGGTATGCTGGCGCCGGTTGTTGCGGCGCCGTCTCGGGACCGAGGGCTCGTCGGCGAGCCCTATCAGCCGAAGGTGAAGTACTCGCCCAAGCGCTACTCGGTAGGCGTGGACCTCGGACAAGCGAGCGACTACACAGCTATAGCCGTGCTGGAGAAGAAGGTCGTGCCACCACGAACGGCTATGTTCTCACCCGTGGGTAAGTCACCCTCTAATAGGCTCGTCGAGGGTACGGCCGTCTACGACCTCGTCTATCTCAAGCGCCCCAAGCTCGGCACACCATACGATGTTATCGCCGAGCGGGTCGCCGACCTAATGACTAAGCTCGAACCTAAAGGCGCCTTCGATGAGATAGGGCAGGCAACTCTATCTGTGGATGGGACCGGTGTGGGCCGGGGCGTCGTGGACATGCTGCGCACGGAGTTCGTCAAGAGGCCCCGGCGAGGCGAGTACGTGCCGAAGGTAGACTTCAGGGCCGTCACTGTCACCGGCTCTCAGACGACGCTCAAGCGCCCGGAGAAGACCAATGGTTACTGGTCCGTGCCGAAGAAGGACCTCGTCTTCCCAGCCGTCGCAGCGTTCCAGCAGGACCGGCTCACTCTTACCAAGGGCTTAGAGGAACGGGGCGCCCTGGTCAACGAGCTCAAGAACTACAGGCGGACCACGAACATAGCAACCGGGAACATGGCGTTCGAGCCGTGGCGGGAAGCAGACCATGATGACCTGCTCTTCGCTGTGGCGCTCGCACTGTGGGGTTGGCAGCACGAGCACCGGGGCTCGAGGGTGCTCCGTGTCTGGCGCTAAGCCACAGGAGGAGCGTCGTCGCCCGTGAGCTCCGACCACTTTACAGGCTTATCGCCGTTGAACGAGACGTCGTGGTCTGGGGGTATCTCGTTGGGCTCTATCTTCCGAATGCTATCAAGCGTGTCTCGCAATGCAGAGCCTTCGGTATCTTCGATATCGCCCGTGCCCCGCTCGTACGCCTCCCTCGCAAACTTCTCAGCCTTCTCCCTGGAGTCGAACACCGGGTAGAGCCGGAAGGGCTTACGGTCGGGGGCAGTACCGGTCCACAGCAGGAGTGGGTTATCCTCCCATGCCCTCGGTGTCCCTATCCCCCAGAACTCCCGCTCTTCACTCATCTCTCTCCTGTTCTTGGTCGTTGGTTGGGCCAGAACTCCCTATTAAAGGATACGTCAACCGCAAACTACTTTATCCGGCGCTCCCATTACACCGTATGTTTGTAGTATGTATACCGTCTGTTTACTGTTTGTGGTAAAATATCTGTATGGTCCAGATAATGGAGGTGATGAAGATAGGTGCTCAGGTAAAGAAGGTGCGCGAGCGGGCGCTCCTTACGCAACAAGAGCTAGCAGCTCGAGCGGGAATAGGGCTGACTACGCTCAACCGTATAGAGAATGACCGGGCGGAGCCGCACTTCCGTACTATCCGCAAACTAGCCAAGGCGCTGGGCGTAGACCCGGCCGAACTACTGCCGAAGGAGTAGACCATGCCTAGTACCAACGGCCACCGTCCCAAGCGGGCCATCCTCTACACTCGCGTGTCCACCGACGAGCAAGCCCGCTCCGGCTACTCTTTAGCCCAGCAGCTCGAAGCTCTAAGAGAGTACTCCGCCCGAGAGGGTTACGAGGTCCTCGAGGAAGTAGCAGACCCAGGACAGAGTGGAGCAAGCCTCGAGCGACCCGGCATGGACCGTGTTAGAGACCTCGTAGCAGAGGGCGGTATCTCCGTGGTGCTCGCTCAGGACAGGGACCGCTTCGCCAGGGAGCCGGCCTACCATTATCTGCTCCGGCGTGAGTTCGAGGAGCACGGGACGAAGATACGTGCCCTCAATGATAGGGGCGACGAAAGCCCGGAAGGGGAGCTCACAGACGGCATCCTCGACCAGCTCGCAAAGTACGAGCGGGCCAAGATAGCCGAGAGAACCCGACGGGGAAAGCTACGCCGGGCTCGCGAGGGGAAGATAGTGCCCACCCATACAGCGGACTACGGTTTTGAGTTCAACAGCAGTCGCGATAACTACGTCGTCAATGAGGAGCAGATGGAGGTAGTACGGCGCATCTTTCGCATGATAGGCGCGGAAGGCATGACCATGCACGCCGTCAAGAAAACCTTTGAGCGTGAGGGCGTCCCGGCACCGGGCGGGGGCAAAAGGTGGGACCGGTCGTTCTTCCGTAGCTGCGCCCTCGATGACGTGTACCGCCCGCATACCTATGAAGAGGTCAAGGCGCTCGTCTCGCCCGACGTGGCCCTGCGCCTAGACCCGGACAAGCGATATGGCATCTGGTGGTTTAACCGCCGCCGCCGCAAGCGCACCCGAGTTTCTGACAACGGCCCAAACGGTAAGTCCTACCGCTGGCAGAGCGCCACGACCATCAGGCCGCGAGAAGAGTGGATAGCTGTACCCGTGCCAGACTCCGGGATACCGAGGGAGTGGGTGGACGCCGCAAGGGAGACCATCAAAGACAACCCACGCCCCTCTTCGACCGGGCGTAGGTTTTGGGAACTCTCCGGCGGCGTAGCGTTCTGTCAGGCGTGTGGGCGGCGGTTGGCTACTACAGCCGTGCGCGGCAACGGCGGGCGCTCGGACAAGCTCCACTTCTACTATCGCTGCCACACCCGAGCTGCTGAGGGGCGCGACGCTTGCCCACAAGGTAAGAGCTTCCGGGCGGACACGTTAGAGGGGCAAGTGTGGGAAGAGGTTTGTGGCGTGCTCAAGGACCCCGAGCACCTACGGGCGGACCTCGAGGCGATGATTGAGCAGGAGCGGAAGGGCTTGCGCGGAGACCCCGAGCGTGAGATGGAGGTGTGGCTCGATAAGCTCTCGGAGGTTGATAACAAGCGGTCCCGCTTTCAAGACATGGCCGCCGAAGGGCTTATCACCTTCGAGGAGTTGGGCGCCAAGCTCAACGAATTGGACGAGACCCGCGCCACGGCGCGGCGGGAACTAGAGAGCCTTGGACGCCGCCAACAGCACCTCGCGGAGCTGGAGCGGGATAAAGACGCCGTGCTTGAATACTACGAGCGGATGGCACCCGACGCCCTGGACGGCCTTACTCCCGAGGAGCGCAACCACTTCTATAAGGCGCTCAGGCTCAGGGTTGCGATGAGGGCGGGCGGTGGTTTGGAAATTTGCGGGCCGTTCCCAGATGCCCCTGTAGTTAGTAAAACAGAGGTGTCATCGTGATGGTCCCTCTGGGTAGCGGGCGTCTCGTCCGTAGCGCGCCCCCCCGAAGCGAGCTCGAACCCCTGGAGGAATTCGGCGTCGAGACCTGGGCGCAGGCTCTCCTCAAGTTCGTCCTCTCCGACCGCAGGGTGAGCTGCGCGATACCCGCTACCAGCAGCCCCGATCGGGTGCGCGAGAACGCGCGGGCCGGCGAGCCGCCGTTCTTCGGCGACGAGGAACGACGCTACGTGACCAGCCTGGCCCGGGGATGAAGGGAGCGGCGATGGAGAGGAAGCGGGCGCCTGAGGCAGGGATATTTATCGGGCATCTGCCGCCCGGTCCGAACGACGCCATCACCGACGTAGAGGGCGTGCGCGTCGGGCACTCCACCATCGTGCGGGGGGAG